AATAAGTGCCAGCAACATTTTCTCCTGCGCCTGTTGTTGCCCCACCTGAAATAGCATTTGATAAACCAATTCCACCTGCACCTGTGCCTGTTGCAGAATTTCCTGTAGCTCCGACTGCACCTGCACCGCCGCCACCGCCACCTGCGTAAAAACCTGAAACCGCACCTGCACCGCCGCCTGCGTTTCCTTGACCTGATGGACTTGCTGCGCCGCCACTTCCAACGCCAAACCCTGAAGGTGCGCCTCCGCCACCTGATGCGCCGCTTAAACCATCAAAAATTGCTGCTGCGCCTTGACCGCCTCCGCCTCCGCCTTTTACAAGTGTAAGTGAGCCAAATTGTGAATCGACTCCGTTTGTTCCTCTAGTTGTGCGAGCTGCTGAAGCACCTGCGCCACCACCGCCAATTGTGCAAGTATAAGTTGCAGCTGAAAGCGATTGAGAAGTAAAAGTTAAATATCCCCCTGCGCCCCCTGCGCCATGTGCGCCGCCTCCGCCACCTGCTACAACAAGAATATCTGCTGTTACCGAACCACCAGATACAACAAGATTGCCATTAGCAGTAAAAACACGGTAATTAAAGCCGCCACCAGTATAAAGTGTGCCGCCCGTTACGGTTGCTGGTGGTGGTGGTGTACCAAATAATCCTGCTACTACGTTGAGCATTATCCAATTGCCCCTGCAACGTACCAAGTGTCTGTTGCAGTCTTGATGCAGACCGCTGTCTTGTATTGAGCCAAGGTTGGAGCTGCCGCTGTCGCGCCTGCTGAAAGGACTGTAGTAGTGCCAGAAGTTACAGCAGAAATTGTGCAAGTGCCTGCGCCTTTGTTGAGGACTGTGATGGCTGTGCCTACTGGGAACGCTACTGAGGCGTTAGTAGGAATCTTAAAGGCTACTGCTGTCGCCTTGTTCATAGGCACTAGGACTTGGTACTGATCGTCTAGGACTGCTGTGTAGTCAGCCGTAGCGTCTGCATCGATTGTGAAGGCGGTCAGCGAGTTATATACCGCTGCTGTTAATACATCGCCTGTTGCGACTGGAAAGGTTGCCATGTTGCTCCTAGTAACTCAAAGTTGATTGTCCGATTATACCGTAGGTACTGCTGCCTATAATGAATCCGTCCACTATAGGTTCAAGCGTGGTGATTGTGACGCTCATTTTGTTAGGTGTGATATCCCAAGCAAAGCCCTGCGCTTGTAGTGTCTTGCTGATTGTGCTGCCTTGCTCGGTCACGTTTGTGATTGCCAAGTTGTTAAAGTAATCCAAGCCAATCATCGTGTCGGTTGGGACTGCTGGGTCTAAGAGATCAACGGTCATCTCGTCAATGCGGATTGTGGTCTCTTTGCGAGTGTTCACATAGTTCGCTGCTGCCCCTGCTACCTGAGCATCTGTCTCAGCTACAAGGTTCTCCTGTGTCAAAGAATGTGGGAAGTATTTGTCAATAGAAGCCTGAGAGATGACGTTCTGAGCAGTACCGCCTACGCGGTTGAACTTCACATCGTTAATAATCAGCTTGTCATCAAAGGCGTACTTAAGGTTCTTGTATGGGATACCGCTAGTCTGGTTAAAGGCTGTTGCTGTATTGGCTAGAGTGCTAGTGACTTGGCTTCGAGACTTGAAGATTGCAGTACCGTCTGGGCTCATGTAAAACGCGCCTAGACCTTCTGAGAACTCTACGTTCTTTACTGCTTCAAGGGTTGTGCGGATTGTGGCTGGGTCTGCCAGGCATGTTGCATCGCCTGTTGCAATAGATCGCATAGACACAGGCCATTGCACGTCATCAAGAATCTTGCCTATACGTGTGCCTGTTGTCTGCCCTGCTGGAGTTGTAGGCACTGTTCCCACGTTAGCCATCTGTAGAAGGCGGAAGCCGTCAGTGCAGAGGATATCTACATAGGCAGTCTCCTGTCCTTGAGGGAAGGTGTACTTGTAGTCATTGACATAGCCAGAAAATAAGAAGTGCTGGGCTGTTGTAGTTGTAGCTGCGACACGCAACTTACGCAGAGGCACAAGGTAAGGGTAATACGGCGATGATGTGTTCTGTGGGTTGAACGCACCTGTAGGGTCTAAGACTCTGACAATGGCTGTGCCAGCCTCGTAGGTGTCCTTCATAATATTGCGACCACGGCGGATTGAGATTGAATACACGTTAGGAGTTAGATCAACTGTAGGGATAACTACGTCAGATGCACCGAAAGTATTGACGCCGATAACGCCGTTGTCTGGTGATCCTATGACGAATCCTGCCCCAAATGTTGCACCAGAGCTAAAGTCGAAAGTAACCGCTATCTGTGCAGGTAATGCCATTACTCAAAGCCACCAGTTCTACGGTTCACATAAGTCTGGTTGCCAGTAGAAAGGCTTTGCTGCATAAGGTTCTTTGCGATTGTGTTGGTCAAGTCTCCATCGCCAGTAATCTTCAATTCAACCACTACTGGCTGTGCCATGGCTGCTGCAACTACTGGACTGAAGCCACCAGATGCTCCTGCGCCTTGTGAGACTAGCTGAGAGAAAGAGCCAGATGCAGCCATCTCTGAGGGCGTAGGCATCGCTGCTGCTGAGGCTGTAGTGCTTGGCACATTAGGTGCAGTAGTGCCTGTAAGGACGGCTGCTGCCTTGCCTGCTAGGTATGAGAGGTAAGCATCGAGGTACTCGAAAGGGTTCTTAGCATTAGGCAAGGCTGAGAGGAACTTAGCAAGGTTGCCTGTCGAATCCTGTGCAGCGAGAATCTGGTTAGTCAGTCTAGTCGCTAGGTCAGAGTTACCGTTAAGCAAAGCCAGTTGTGCCTGTAAGCGAATCTTATCTTCTTCAGAGAGTTTACCCTTAAGTGCAGCCACAATCTGAATCTGGTCTAGGTCAAAGACTGTGCCAGCCTTCTTGAGAGCGTTCTGCTTCTTCTGCTCGGCTGTAAGTGCCTTCTGTGAGGTTACTTGCTTCTTTGTAAGTGCTGCTAATTCCTTGGCTCGCTTGGCTGCTGCCGCTTCCGCATCGCGCTGTTGCTTAGTTCTAGCGGCTGTACCTGCTGGAGACTTAGAGCGATTGGTTGATGGCTTGCCTTCTAATATGCCTACCAGTGATCCATCAGCACCAGTCAATCCACCGAATGTGGTGAGGAAGTCAAGACCCTTGTAAAGTTTAACCAAACCACCTACTAGGAAGCCTGTAGATGCTGTGACGCCATTGATTGCCTTAGCAATATTGTCTATGGCCTTTACTGCATCTGAAGTCTCTGAGCCTCCTGCAATACGAGCAAAGGCATCTACTAGCCCTGCTCCAATTGTCTCCTTGGCGTTCTCTCCTGCAAGGGTAAGGGCATCGAGCTTAAATGAGGTTGTCTCAAGATAAGCCTGCGCAGAGCCAGCAGACTTTGCAAGGACAACGCCTAGAATTTCATTAAATGATTTGGTTTGTAGTTCTGCCCTTGTAAGTCCTGTGTTGTATTTGATGAGTCCGCGAGTGACTCCCACATAACCTTTGTTTAAGTCCTCAACTACTGTGCCAAGTTCTATGCCACTTGCGCGACTTATCTGGATTGCATTATTGAGCAGCTCTTGAGACTTAGTTAGTGATCCTGTAGTTGTCAGTAATGATTGAAAGGCTGGACGTAGAACGTCATCTGCAATAGCGGAGGACTGCTCTAGGTTAGCGATAAACTCAGAGACACGGCTTTGTGAGAATGAAAGTCCTAAGTTATCGACTGCGGTCGCTAGTCTGCGAGCTGCTGCTTCGTCAGCTGCGAAAGCCTTTACAGCTTCTTTGCTATAGCGAACTATTGCGGTAGTACCGAGTGCCAAGCCAAGGCTCTTGCCTAGTTGGACAACTCTCTTATCTAATCCGAATATGGCTTTGTCAGCTTCCTTAAAAGCCTTCTTGCCCTTAAACTCGGCGGCTAAGTCAATTCTTAAATCTGCCATTAGACCTTATCCTTCATCGAATCAAACTTGTCCTTAGCCTTAAAGATTGCCTTTACGACTCCATCTTGAGCCTTGCCACGATCTTCCTCAAACGCTCTAAAGATTCCGCGACCTGTCATCTTCTGACCCTTGCCTACAAGTTGCCCACCGAGTTTAGGAGTGAAGTTGCCAGTTACGCCTGATTTGCGTCCTGCTGTTTCATAGATAGCACCAGCAGCAGATTTGTTAAAGATAGAAGCCAAGGCAGCAAAGCCAGAGCGATTAGGCTTGCTGGGTGTGGACTTAAAGGTAATGCCCTTGCGAGCTTCTTGGACGTCATAGGATCGATTAGCCCAGCGACCAGCAGCGTTAGGGCGCTTGAGCCAGCCACTAGGTGCTTGGTCATTGCTAGGCATAAAGCCACGAGCATCACGAACTACTGGCTTTAGGAATGAGCCAATCTCTTTGCTTACTTCTTTAGCCAAGGTTGGCTCGACTATTGCCAAGGCTTTCCTAAGAGCGGTTGCGCCTTGCAGCTTTACTGGCATCGCTTCGCTCCTTCGCTAAATCCTTGAGCACATCTACATGTGCCTTGAACGCCATCGGCGGTAGTTCGACAATGGTTTGGAAGGGAACTCCATACTCGTAACTCAATCGAGCTGCGAGATAGGTGAGGGAGTTCCGATCTACCCTAAAGGGTCAGACTCTAAGACCTCAACTGACTTGAGGGTCTCAAGGAATGTTTCCCCGAAAGGTTTGACTGTTTCACCCGAACGTCTAATTGCTTCCCAGCACAGCCAGTAAACGTCTGACTGCTTCTGATCTTCTATAAGAGCTTTGTGAAAGCCCTTCTTGGCGTATTGCTCGAAGGCGTATTCAATCAGCGGAGTAATCTCGTACTCTGTTACTGAGTTGTCTGCCCTTGTTACCTTTAGCTTTGCCATTGTTAGCCCCTTAGTTAGTTATTAGGAAGTTGTTACAGCGATTGTACCTGAGACGTTCCAAGTTACGCTCTGTGTGCCCAAGTCGCCAACTGCGCCGTTAATATCGGTTGTGTTGTTTACAAGTGCTGTCAAAGTGTAAAGAGGGTTAGTCGCAGATGTAGCAGCTGAAGTCTGCTTGACTGTTACTGTTACGTTTGTTCCCCATGCAGCTTGCAAAGTCTGGAGGACGTTTGCTGTTGCTGTGTCGTTGAGGAAGTCGATTGTGATAGATGAGGCTTCAAGTCCCTTGACGAACTTGTGACCTGAGTCACCCATTGCTGTCACTTCGAGTTCATCGAAAGTACGGTTTAGCGTTACTGATGTAACGTGGTTTGAGAGGTCTACCGCATTAACAGTAAGAACTACTCCATTGTTTAGAAATACTGCCACGGCTTATTCCTCGTCTTTCTTGGTAGTTGGTTTTGGTGCTG